GATTTGATTTCTTCGAATAATGGAGAAACTTTTAACAAACAATTGCTAAACTTTAGCAAAAAGTATCAAGTTTCAAAAGAAAAAAATGCAAAACGAATTTTAGAATGGCGTGAAAATCAATTAGTTAGCGAAAATGTAACGCATTCAGAACTTGTTCGTAACGCTGATAAAGTAAAAGAAAGTAAAGTAAATGAAATAAAAGAAGAGTATAATTTGGTCGAAATGCTTTCTCCCTATATTGCTGATTTAGGAATTGAATACACTAATTTTTATTCTTATTGGTCAGAAAAAAATAACAAAGGTAAAGAACGATGGCAAGTTGAAAAGTTTTTTGATATTAGCAGACGAATAAATACCTGGTTAACTAACGCAAACAAATTTAGCAATAATGGAAATACAACTGAGAAACTCGGAACAAGTGCAGCAAGAATGGAAGCACTTAGGAAGTGGTAATGCAATAGCAATAAGACAAGCACAGATAGGTCATACTTTGCGTGTAAGCAACGAAGAAGATATAAAGCAAGCATTACGTTACTCGATGCTTTTGGTTGGCTTACGAGGAAGCAATCTACCGACTGAAGAAGAAAAATTTGTTTTAACTAATTTTGTAAAATCTAATTTTGGAAATAATACTTGCGAAGAAATAAAACTTGCTTTTGAAATGGCAGTTGCTGGCAAGTTAAATATCGATTCTAAATGCTATGAAAATTTTTCTTGCGAATACTTTGGTAGAATTATGAGTGCTTACCTTGAGTATGCAAGACAAGAGACTAAGAACTTACCTAAACCAATAGAGCCAGTGAAAGAAAAACCAAGTTACCAAGAATTAAAGAAGCAAGCTATTGACACGGCTAATGAGTATGCCAATCAGATTAGATTCTGCGAGAAGAACGACAAGAAATTTACATTTATTGCTGGAGGCTTATCAATCCTATTTGATTATTTGGAACAATTTAAGATTGCGACCATATCAAAAGAAGAACGAATCGAACTTTGGAATAAGTATTCTAACATTCAGGATATTGAAGAACGAAAAATTCATTGCAAAACTCAAGGGTATATTAAATTTATCAATTCTTTAGTTACATTTGATTGTCATATCGATAATGATGGAACTATTAAACCAAATAATATATGAATGTATTAAGTCTATTTGATGGAATGTCTTGTGGACAACAAGCACTTGAAAGAGCTGGAATTAAAGTAGATAATTATTTTGCATCTGAAATTGATAAGTATGCTATCCAGGTTACAATGGCAAACTACCCTAATACTAATCAGCTTGGAAGTGTTGTAAATGTAGATGGATATTCTTTACCTAAAATAGATATTCTAATTGGAGGGAGTCCTTGTCAATCATTTTCTTTTGCTGGTAAACGTAAAGGAATGAGTACAAAAGATGAGCAAGAGATTTTGACATTAGAACATTATCTTGAATTAAAGTCTGAAGGATTTGAGTTTGAAGGACAATCTTATTTATTTTGGGAATACATGAGATTGCTAAATGAAGTGAAACCAAAATACTTTCTTCTTGAAAACGTAATGATGGCAGAAAAATGGGAAAATATTTTAACTAATGCGATTGGAGTTAAACCAATTATGATTGATTCTTGTTTATTTTCAGCTCAAAATCGGCAACGTTTATATTGGACTAATATAGGGTTGCAACCACAAGGGTTATTTGGGAATTTAGAATCTATAATAAAAAAACCTAAAGATAAAGGTATTTTAATAGAAGATATTTTAGAGCAAAATGTAGATAAAAAATATTTATTAAATGATTTAGATGTTATAAAAATTGAAAATTACAATGAAATAGAAAATACAATAGATTATTTTAAAAATAAACTTTATTTGTATAATATAAATTTAAAAGAAAATAAAGTATTGGCATTAGATTATAGAAGTGATGAAGGGTTACGATATAGAGAAAATGGGAAATCTCCAACTTTAACTTGTAAAGGAAGTAATATGAATGGTGGTGCTATGGTTTCAATAAATAAAAATATAAGAAGATTAACACCAGTTGAATGTGAAAGGCTACAAACAGTAAAAGATAATTATACTAATCATGTTTCAGATTCTCAAAGGTATAAAATGCTTGGGAATGGTTGGACGGTAGATGTAATTGTACATATTTTAAACTATATAAAATGAAAAGAAAACTAATTTATGTAACTGCGCTGGCATTGATTTGCTATGCTTATTATTATGCGCTGAAAAATAATCAGACAATACAAAAAAATAATGAGCCAAAGTGGGTGTTCGGAATTTCCGAATCTGAGGATATCTACACGGACACAATAGATTTGACTTTATACACAAGTCACGGAAGACTAAAATATAACGTTAAAGATAATTGACAAAAAGCATTCTAATTGTAAAATGAGAAACGAACACGAGCATAAACTCCAGGTATCAATTTGCAAGTGGTTAGAGTGGACACAAGACTTTTACTATTATGCGATACCCAATGGAGGCGCAAGGCATAGACTGGTTGCAATCAAATTAAAGATGGAAGGCGCAAAGGCTGGAGTTGCTGATATGTTTTGGATGGTTTCAAATAAGAAATGGAAAGGTTTATTTGTCGAGGTTAAGATTGACAAAGGAACTCAGCAACCAAATCAAAAAGCATTTGAGCAGATAGCTATTAATCACGGATATTATTATGCAGTTGTAAGGTCTATTGGAGATTGCGAGAATTTGATTAATAGATTTAAAGCCGATGAATTATAATAACGATTTTAGGTATGATTTAGAATATGGAGTTGTTGAAGGAGAAACCTGGTTTCATAACATTGTTTCGGGTGCAAAGATTGAAGTTAAGTCAGACCGAAAGACTGAGCAGACTGGTAACGTTTATATTGAATATAAATCACGAGGTAAGTTAAGTGGCATCGCTACAAGTCAAGCAGATTTTTGGGTTTATAAAGTGGCAGAAAATAAAGCGATAATTATTTCTACATCAGATTTAAAAAAGAAATTAAAGGAATTACATTTAAATGGATTGGCAAGAATTAACGTACCTGGTGGAGATAATAATACATCACTTGGAGTTTTATGCAAACTAAAAGACCTGATATGATATCAGAGAATTATAAAAATGCAATCAAATGGATTACAATGAGAATACAACGACCTACGATTCAAGTAGTTATCGACTGCGCTACCTATCACGATTTAAATTATAGCCTGGAAATTAACATGAATAGAATCAAAATGGAAAGCGGTGCTTCATATCCAGCTTATCGACAAACAAAAAAAATCAAGGATTATTTGGAATTGCATAATCTTTAATGTAAACTTTGCAGATGGAAAAGATTAATTATCAAGGAGTTATAAAAGAAGAGGTCAATCATCCTGAGCATTATCAAGGTAATGGCATTGAGGTAATTGACATAATTGATGCTTTCGACCTTAATTTTAATCTTGGTAATTCAATTAAGTACATACTGCGAGCGGATAAAAAAGGATTTAAAAAGAAAGATTTGGATAAAGCAATTTGGTATTTGAATCGGGAACTCGAAAAGTGGAAAGGTTAATTTGGGAAGCCATTGCGGTAGGAATTATCGAGGTGGCTTTTATCGTTTATTTTATTTTTGAGATAATCGCAAAATCTAAAGAATGACCAGGTCGCAAATCATTGAGGAACTTTATAATTCAAAGGAGATTAAACAAGCCTTGATGAAAATGCACCCAGCAAATTTAAGGGAAGAACTAAAGCAAGAAATGTTCGTAAATCTTTGCTCGATAACTGAAGATAAATTTTGGTCGATATACAATAACAACGGAAGCAACGGATTAAAGTTTTGGCTTGTCAGATGTATGCTAAATATGATTTATAGCACTGGAATGAATCAACCATTCTTTAGGCATTTTAGAGCCAAGTACGAAAGCATTGATGGATTAGAAGAGTTAGTGCATATTGAGGATGAATCTAAGGAATATAAAGAAAAGCTATTTAATCGAGTGGAGGTAGCAAGAAAAGAATTATCTTGGTATGAAGATATGTTACTTGATACTTATGTCGAATTAAATTTTAATCAAACGGAGATTTCGAGAAAGACTGGCATTCCGTATATGTCGATTGTTAAAACGATTTCAAACATTAAAAAGAAGATAAGAGATGAAGCCTGATGAGAAAGCTAAAAGTTTGTTAATCAATGCCCTTTATTTTTGTGGCAATAAAGCATTTGCTTTCGAATTAGCTTTGTACTTTTGTTCATTAATTCTTGAGCAGAAATTAAAGGCAGATGACCGTGCTTACTGGAGTATAGTGCAAGATGAAATTTACCAAACAAACAAATGATAACAATAATAGCAGCCGTTTCTTTTGCAGTATTTTTTACAATGACAAATTTGTATCAGTCATTTGGACTAAACTTTAAACCGTTTAGTTGTACTCCTTGTTTAAGTACCTGGAGTGCTATCGTTTTAATTGTCGTACCTATGCAGTTTCAAGAATGGATTGCAATCGTGTTTAGTTCGGGAGTTTTGGGAGCAGTCATTTTTAGATTAATAAACAAACTATGACCGAGCAAGAGATAGCATTTATAGAAGCCAATATTATAAACTTTGAAGCAGTGGCTTTAGGCTTTACTAAAAACATTGACCGAGAAGTACTTGAAGAATATGCGAGCCTTTACCGTAAATATGTAAATAAAGATTTTAACTTCAATTCGTGGTGTGGCTCTTGCGTATTCGATATGCTCAAAAGATTATCCGCACATTACGAAGGGATAAAGTATATTGCAAAACTCAACCAACCAAAACCAAACGATGTCCAAACTAAGAATCTGCGCAGTCGGAAGTAGAGAATCAGGAGTCACTTACCATCGCCTTGCGTTACCATTATCGGTAATGAAAAAAGAATACTGCATTATCACGGATACAATGACCGAAGAGATGCTGATTGAGAAAGATATTAACGTGGTTGTAGTCAATCGATTTTGTGAATTGATACCATTGCCTGATTTGTTAAAATGGAAGGCCAAGTTAGGGTTTAAATTGGTTGTTGATATTGACGATTATTGGGAGTTGTTTAGCCAGCATTTATCTGCGCCAACCTATCGGTCTTTAGGAGTCACTCAAGTAATTAAGAATTATATTAAAGTGGCGGATGTTGTAACGACAACTCACAACCGATTACGGCTTGAGATTATTAAGATAAATCCTAACTGCTTTATTC